TTCATACATAACAAGGAAAAAAAGAATGGATGAAAAAATATTTTGTGTGACCACTAGACAAGCTAGACAAAATATGGGTATGTTTTTTATATACTGCATATCCTATTGTTTAATGTTCTTTTTCCTAACCAACATCGCAACAGTAAGATAGGCAGTTTTTTATTATGAGAAACAATCAAGCTAAACCTGGCATAGATTGGTATGAGATAGAAAGCAGAGTCAAAGGTGGCGAGTCTTTATTATCCATATCTAAAGATTACGATATATCAAGAGAAGCTATTAGAAAGAGATCACTAAAGGAAGGGTGGCTAGAAACTAATAAAAATATACGACTTGCAAGACAGGTTGTTGCAGTTGCAACTAATGAGAAAGTTGCTGTAACCAAAAAGGAAAAGTTGCAACCTGTTATTCAACACAAGCAAATGTTCAAGAAAGATACACCAGAGACAAGAGATGCGATCTTGGTTCTGTTAAGTGACGGCAATCCTAGAAAGATAGCAGCAGAAGCTAATGGGATTAGTCAAATGTCGTTTAATAGATGGATGGAAGCAGATGGACAGTTTGCTGATAATGTACGCAAAGCCGAAAGCACGGCTATCGTTTCTAGGTTGCAGAATATTGCCAAAGCAGGGAAAAGGGGCGATTGGAAAGCTGATAGTTGGTACTTAGAACGTACGCAGCGTGAGATATTTGGTAATAACGATAATAAAAACAATGCCTTAGCAGTACAGATAAATATACACAGAGACAATCAGGTAGAGACAGTAACAGTAGAGCCATCTGGTTCTAAAGCAGAGGACTAATGCTCTGTAACTGTTGGTAAGCGTAGGACAGTACAAACTAACAAGACACTAACAAGACAAATAGCCCCCTATGGCATGACCCACAGCTAGGCTTTTTGCGAAGACGAAGACGATATACAATCACGCACCCACGCACCAAAAAAATAAAACCCACAGGTTGTCGTTTAGTTGTCGTAAACCAAAAAAAACCAATTCTCTGGTTGTCGTCAACCAATAGGTAACCAAATGGAAATGCAGAGTAAATTTGCCAGAAACATGATGGCCCAGAAGTTAATGTCCGAGAACAAGGACAATCCATTTAACTCCAGGTTCTTTCAGCCAAGTGATGCTTATTCACAGCAAAGAACAAGACCAATACAAGGAAACATGACATTAGGCAACCTTGCATCATACTTTATGCCTTTTTCTAAGGATATAGGCCCATATGAAGATAGTCCGAGATTAGATCGACCTGGAGGAGTAAATATAGATTTCCCACCGATTGTTAAAGATGCAGTTAGTGGGATCAACAAGTTTGGCCAAGTTTTTAGAGGTGAGTTAAGCCAAGATGAAATAAAGCAATTAGCCTTTGATACATCTTTAAATGTCACAGGTGGTTCTTTGGTAGGTTCTAAGCTGCTTAAAAATGCTGTGCCAAACAATGCTTTGTCAATGGGTTTAACAACTAAAGCCACTAAGTCATTAGACAATGCAGGTGAAGTAGCCAAAGTAGTTCCACCGACTGATAAAGCTGATGGTATATTTGCCTTTCATGGTAGTGGTGCAGATTTTAATGAATTTAGTTTAAGCAAGATTAATACAGGAGAAGGTGCTCAAGCATTTGGTTATGGTTTATATTTTACTGACAGCAAGGACATAGCTAACTTTTATAAAAATGCAATTAGCCAAAATAAAAGATCAAGCATTACCTATAAAAATAAAGAGGTTATTAATAGGTCGGATGTAGATTCTGATGCTACTCTACAAGATGAAGTTGTAAGTAATATTGCAGATCAAATGTATAATTTCAACAAAACAGCATCCACAGCTATAGATGACAGGGTTCAATATATTGTTAAAGACCTTAAAGAACTTAAATCAAAACAGCCAATAGATGAAGTATCACAGCTTATAGTAGAATCTCTTAATAGAGAACTTACTGTTCTAAAAAATTTAGATGCGAAAAACTTTACTAAGGGCAAAACTTACGAAGTGAAAATTAATGCAGTCATGGATGACTTAATTAATTATGATATACCACTAGGTCAGCAAAGCGATAATATTAAAAACATTTTAAACAAAATGAAATCTGAAGTTAATTTAGATGATGCTAGAAACTTTGGAGTAGACCCTGACGATTATGGTAGCAATTTATTTAATTATATAAGTAGAAGTAGCAGTAGGAAAGACATTGAACAAGAAGCCATAAAACTTACACAAAAAATGCTTTTTGGTAAAGATCAAGATGTAGTTAGATTTTTAAACGATTGGGCTGCAATAAGAGGTGAACAAGCAACTGGTGAAAAACTATTAGCAAAATATGGTGCTAAAGGTATAAAATATAAAGCCGATCAAGGTGTTGGTGCTAGAAATGTACCAGAGACAGGCAAAAACAATTACGTTATATTTGATGATAAAATCATAGATATAATGGCTAAATATGGAATAGTTGGTGCTATTGGTGTTTCAGCCATGCAAAGAGGTAGTGGTGCTTCTGAAGGTGACATATTACCACCAGGTAATACTTAATGGCCAAGAAGCTAATAAAGCTAGATTACGATCCACAACCCAAACAGGCATTATTGCACAAGTGTAAAGCCAAGCAGATATTGTTTGGTGGGGCAGCAGGTGGTGGTAAGTCTCATAGTGGTCGTTGGGATATAATAGGTTTCTGTTTAGAGAACCCTGGTTTAAATGCTTTTATTTTTAGAAGATCGCTGCCAGAGTTGGATAGCAATCATATTCAGCCGTTAAAAATGGAGATGCCTAGTGAGTTAGGCAGTTTTAATGAAACTAGGAAAAGGTTTGAGTTTTACAATAAATCGACCATTCAGTTTCAGTATTTAGAACGTGATAGTGATTGTGATCGTATTCAAGGAACAGAGATACACATAGCATTGATTGATGAAGCAGGTCAGTTTAATGCGTATCAGCTAGGATATATTAAAAGCCGTATGAGATTAGGTTCATTTGAGCCAGTACAGAAAGATTATTTACCGAGATTAGTTATGACGGCTAATCCAGGAGGACAAAGCCACAATTTCTTAAAAGCGTTATACATTGATCCATCACCTGCCGAGACGTATTTTTACGATCATACGATGCGTGATCCTAACAATCCTAAAGATAAGGGTTGGTTGTCGATGTATATACCTGCGAAAATGGAAGATAACAAATACATTGATCCTAGTTATGCGAGTTCTTTTAGTGGTTTGCCAGAAGAATTAGGTAGGGCGTTAAGGGAAGGTGACTGGGATTTAGTAGTTGGATCGTTTTTTGGTGATATTTGGAAACGTGATCTGCACGTTATAAGGCCATTTGACATACCACAGCATTGGACAAAGTTCAGATCATTTGATTGGGGTTCGGCTTCACCATTTAGTGTTGGTTGGTGGGCTGTGGCACAAGGACATGAAACTATACCAGATGATGCGTTGATTAGGTATCGTGAGTGGTATGGAGCAGCAGGGCCGAATAGGGGCTTGAGAATGACTGCCGAAGAAGTTGGAGCAGGTATTCGTGCAAGAGAACGTGGCGATGGCAACATAGATTTTTCTGTTGGTGATCCTAGTATTTGGAAATTTGATGGTGGGCCAAGTATAGGCGAAAGATTAAGTAAGTGTGGTGTTAGGTTTAGACGTGCTGACAACTCTAGGGTTGCAGGTTGGGATCAGGTAAGACAGAGATTGATGGGTGATGATGGAGTGCCAATGATGTACTTTTTTAAGGATTGTATTGATTCTATTAGGACATTACCAGTTTTAACCCATGACAAGCACCGAATGGAAGATATTGACACTACGCAGGAAGATCATAGTGCAGATGAAATCAGGTATGCCTGTATGAGCAGACCATTTACAAGACAAGCACCAGAGATTGACGAAGATATTTGGCGAAAGCCAACCATTGAAGAAATGATGAGTGGTTTGGATAATGTATCTAAACCAGGATCGTGGAGATTATAATTGGAATATGGATTTGACAGAGAACCCACTAAGAAAGCTGACAGGGCTGCTTATTGGAACGATCAGATAGCCAAAGCCAGACGTTTTGAGGAAAACTGGCGAGAACGTGCTACTGGTATAGTTCAAAGATATAGAGATGATAACGTCAATCGTTTTGAACGTGAATCAAGAATGAACATTTTTCATTCCAATGTTGA